GCCGGAGAATTGAAGGACAACGTCGAGCACTTCGAGCCATACGGGCTGACCAGCAATCCATTGCCCGGCGCCGAGGTGCTGACGATGTTCCTCGGCGGCGACCGGTCTCACGCTGTCGTTGTAGGTGCTGCTGATCGCCGGTACCGGATCACGCAACTGGAGCCGGGCGAGGTGGCTATCTACACGGACGAGGGCGACAAGATCCACTTCAAGCGTGGACGGATAATCAATATCGAAACCGCCACGCTGAACATCAAGGCAACCACCGCGGTGAACTTTGATACGCCGGTCATCAACCAGACTGGGCAGATCGTATCCACGGGTGATCAAGTCGCCGGCGGTGTCAGCCAAATCGAGCACGTCCACACCAATGTCCAAGCGGGCAGCGGCAACAGCGGGCCACCCGCGGCGGGGGCCTGATGATCTTTTCTGACGATCGCGAATCAATGCTTACCCGTGCTGTGCTGATCAGTCTGTTTACCTGGCGCCGAGCGCTGACCGATGACCCTGTGGACGATGAAGAACTATTCGGCTGGTGGGGCGACAGTTACCCGGATATCGCTGACGACCGCATTGGTTCGCGCCTGTGGCTGTTGCGCCGGGTCAAGTTGACTGACGCCACGCAGCGCGATGCGGAATTCTACGCAAACGAAGCGCTGCGCTGGCTTCTGGACGATGGCCACGCGATCGCGCTCGAGATCAGCAGCGAGAAGGTCGACATCAGCAGGCTGAACCTGACGGTCATCCTCACGGTGCCCGGTGGCGATCGAATCGAAATCAAACCCTTCTCTTCCTGGCAGGTGATCTATGCCGTTTGAAACACCTTCACTGCCGGTGCTCATCAGCCGCACGCAAAGTGATCTGGCCAGCGAAGCGCTGCGCCGCTCAGATGCGCAGGTGCTGGCGCGTACCTTGAGCGGCACCGCCTACGGGTTGTACGGCTATCTCGACTGGATCGCTGACCAAATTCTGCCAGACAAAGCCGACGAGGAAACGCTCGAGCGCATTGCAGCACTGCGCTTGAATCGTCCGCGCAACTCTGCTCAGCCTGCGGAGGGTAGCGTGAGCTTCAGTGCTGCCGCGGGCGCCGTGCTGGATGTCGACGTGATCCTGCAGGCTGGTGACGGCCGCATGTACCGAGTTACCGCCGATGTCACTACGGTGGCGGGACTGAACACGACCACGATTGAAGCGGTGGAAGCTGGCGCGCTTGGCAATGCCGATGCCGGCCTTCAGCTCACCCTAGTCCAACCCGTGGCCGGCGTGACCAATGCTTTCAGTGTCATTGCCCCCGGACTGTCTGGTGGAATTGAAAAGGAAAGCATCGAATCCCTCCGGGCGCGAGTGATCCGATCATACCGCGTCATCCCACACGGTGGATCGGTGGACGATTACGAGACCTGGGCCCTGGAGTTTCCCGGCGTCACGCGGGCATGGTGCCGTGGAAATTACCTTGGGCCGGGCACGGTCGGGCTGTTCGTGATGCGTGACAACGATCCAGTACCGGTGCCGAACCCGACTCAGCTGCAGGAAATCAAGGATTACATCGAGCCGTTGCGGCCGGTAACAGCTGAGCTTTACGTATTGGCACCAACTCTGAAACCCGTGCTTTACAGCATCCACCCCGTGCCCGATACAACCGCAGTGCGCGCCGCGATCACCGCAAGCTTGAAAGATCTGCATGAACGCGAGGCGGGTCTCGGTGACAGGTTGTTGATCAGCCATATTCGAGAGGCCATCAGCGGCGCAGCCGGGGAAACCGATCATTCGCTGACCGTGCCAACTGCAGATGTGTCGGCCGCTGCCAATGAGTTGCTGACCTTCGGAGGCATCACATGGCTATAGCGAGAACCGCTGACCAGTATCGTCAGCAGCTTCGCGGTCTTCTGCCCGCCGGCCCAGCTTGGGATCCGGATCTGGTGCCAGAAATAGATCTGGTCCTGAAGGGGGTCGCCGTTGAGTTTTCGCGCCTCGATGCCCGAGCGGTCGACCTACTCAACGAGATGGATCCGTCAGGCGTTAGCGAGTTGGTACCGGATTGGGAGGCTGTGATGAACCTCCCCGATCCCTGCCTCGGGCCAAACCCAGCTTTTGAGGATCGACGCTTGGCCGTACGGCGTCGGCTCTTGGAGGTGGGCGGGCAGAGCCGGGCCTACTTCATCGACATCGCTGTGAGCCAAGGTTATCCAGACGCAACTATCACCGAGCACCGATCGCCTCGCATGGGCCGTTCGCGGTTTGGTTCCGCCCGCTTCGGCACCTGGAACGCGCAGTTCATGTGGACCTTGAATACAGGTGGTCGACAACGGCAGGGTCGCCGCTTCGGCGTCAGCTATTGGGGGGAAAGATTCGGCGCCAACCCGGGCGACCCGTTGGAGTGCTCAATCCGGCGGCCGGCACCGGCACACACCGTTGTGCATATTAATTACGATTAGGGGTAAGAACGTGGATTTTCCAATTAGTGTGCCAAGTATTGGGTTGGTAGACGGCAAATTTGTGGATGAGGATATAACAGCGGGGACGCCGGGTTCACTCATTCCAGCAGTCTGGGGGAATTCAATCACCCTCGAAATGCTTCATGTTATCGAGGCCGCAGGGCTAGAGCCCAGTGAAGGCGATTTGACTCAGCTGTTGCAAGCGATCCGGAAGGTTGGGCAGGCGGGGGCTGGCAACACAGGAACTGACACAGGCGCCGCGAATGTTTACACCGTCGCTTATACGCCTGTGATCACAGCTCTAACAGATGGTGCTGTGCTTCGGTTCAAAGCCAAGACCGCAAATACTGGTGCGAGTACTTTCAGCCCCAACGGGGTGCTCGCCAAACCTCTCGTTGGGTTGGGCCTTGCTGCGTTGCAAGGCGGTGAGATCATTGCGAACGGTATGTGCACGGTTGTCTACTCGACCGCTTTAGACCAATGGGTATTGCTCAGTAGCGCAGGTGGATCTCTGCAGGTGGCAAGCGCGTCGAAAAGCATGCATGCCATGCAGTTAGGGCAGGCAGTAGGGCGTGTACTGAACATCCGTCTGATAACTGCTACCACCGTCTATACGCCCACGCCTGGCACCGTCAACTGCTACGGTAAAATCGTTTCTGGCGGCGGTGCCGGCGGGGGCGCACCGTCGACCGCAACAGGAAACACCGCCGCAGGCCTCGGCGGTTCTGCCGGCGGAATTTCAGAGTTCTACTTTCCTGTCGCGACCATTGCTGGCCAGACCATCACGATCGGTGGTGGCGGCACTGGTGTAGCAAACTCCGCAGGCAACAACGGTGGTACGAGCTCAATCGGTGCGGTAATCAGCGTTCCTGGCGGGCAGGGTGGCTCTGCAGGCGCCAACACAGCGCCACCGTGGACTCTCGGTGAGTCCGGTAATAGCGCCACACCTACAGGCGGGAATATTGTGAATTCGCCAGGGCCAAGCGGCGGATCTTCGTCCTCAACATCGACCTACATCCTCTCCGGTCGCGGTGGCAGCTGCCCAGGCTTCGGGGCGGGCGGAAATGCACGCGGGAACATACGAGGTAACGGCACTGCCGGTACCGGTTACGGCTCTGGCGGCAGCGGTGCGGTCGAGCAATCTGCCGGTGCTGGCGGATTTTCTGGCGGCGCCGGCACCGCCGGCGTCTGCATTATCTGGGAGCTTGCATAAATGAACGTCTACGCGTGGATTCAAAACGGCAAGGTTTATGAGGTTATTGATCCGGTCTTTCTAGATGAGAGGTGGATTCCTCTCAATGAGAGACGTCCGCAATCGGTAATTGATGACTGCATCGATATCACCGACATGGATCCGATGCCTGGTCAGAACTGGACGTGGGACGGCTCTGCTTTTGGCCCTCCCTATGTGTACACACCTACCCCCGAAGAAATCGCCGCAGGGTTTGACGCATATCGCCGCCGCCTAATGAACGAGGCGTCAGTAGCCATGACGCCTTTGCTTGTAAGTCTTAACTTGGGCGATGCAACTGATACAGAAACGGTGCGCGCCAAGGCATGGCAGACGTATTACCGGGCTTTGGACAATTTGGAAATTACACCGGTTGAGCCTGATTGGCCGCAAGCCCCTGAGTAAAACAAACATGGGGCCCGGTGTTGTGCCGGGCTTGTCACGCAATTTTAGGCCTGTCATCCAGCATGGTTTAATTTTTGGAGAATACAGATGCCCATCACCCAGCAGCAATTGCTGCAAATCCTCCCGAACGCCCGCACCCAAGCGGGCGTTTTTGTTTCCGCCCTCAACACCGCCATGCAGCATTACCAGATCGTTGGCCCGCAGCGCGCCGCCGCGTTCCTCGCACAAATCGGGCATGAGTCCGGCCAGTTGCTCTACGTTCGTGAGATCTGGGGGCCGACCGCCGCTCAGCGTGGGTACGAGGGCCGGGCAGACCTGGGCAACACCGTGCCGGGTGACGGCCGGAAGTATTGCGGGCGCGGCCTGATCCAGATCACCGGGCGGGCGAACTACGCCAAGTGCGGTGAGGCGCTGGGCCTTGACCTGATCAATCACCCTGAGCTGCTCGAGCTGCCGCAGCATGCTGCGATGTCGGCGGCGTGGTTCTGGAAACAGAAGGGCCTGAACGATTTGGCCGACCGGGACGAGTTCAACACCATCACCCGTCGCATCAATGGCGGCCTGAACGGGCTGGCGGAACGGCTGGCGCTCTGGAAGAAGGCGCGGGCGGTGCTGGCGTGACCGTGCCGTGGCGGTTGATCGGCGTGGTGGTGCTGGTGCTCGTCGGCTTCGGCAGCGCTTGGCAGTTCCAGGACTGGCGCTACGGCCGGCAGCTCGCGGAGCAAGCCAGATTGCACGGTGAGACGCTGAACCAGCTCGCAACCGCCGGCGCCGAGGCGCAGAAGGCCGAGCAGGACAAGCGGCTGGCGATCGAGCAGAGGCTGGCGGCCAGTGAGCAAACCCATTACAGGAAAATGACCGATGCCCAACGTGACCAAGATCGCTTGCGCGATCGCCTTGCTACTGCTGATCTGCGGTTGTCAGTCCTCATCGATGCGGATTCAGCCGGTGGCTGTGACATGCCAAAAGCCACCGGCCCCCGCGGCGTGGATCATGCAGCCGTACGCGCCCGACTTGACCCAGCGCATGCTCAAAGAATTATCGCCATCACCGACACCGGCGACCGTGGACTGATCGCGCTGCAGGCGTGCCAGGCGTATGTGAGGGCTTTAACTCAATGACGGTCGGCCGCGTTTTCGATGATGATGAAGATTGCTTCAATCGTGGCGGGCGTTAAGCAGCGCGCCGCTTCCAGTCCCTCCACAAAACCTTCTGCGCGTTCGACTGCCAAGCGGATATCGGCCTCGCTTTGAGCAGCCGAAACCCTTTGAACATGAGCGGTGAGCTTGCTGTGGAATGAGGGTGGAAGCGTCAGGTCTTCAAGTTTCTTCACGGAGCGTCATCCATACATCTGTGTTACTGGAGTGTAGGTTTGATTGCATTCGGCAGGACGCCGGGGGCGGGATTGTCTTCCTGCATTTCTTCCCCAAAACGCAACCGTTCGGGCCAATGTTTATTGGGTTCTGAACAGTCGCAAAATTGGGTGCCATCTAGTGCTGATTTAAGGCTCAAGGCCTTGATTTCAAAGGCTTTGATTGATTTCTATGCGGCATCCCAGGCTTTGATGCCGTAAAGCTGTAAGTGCTTGATTTCATTGGGCATAAAATCCTCCCCAAAACTTCCCCAATATCGCCCCAAAATTTAGCCGGTGATTATGCCACGTCGATCCACTCGGCGCCTCGACTGTCGCGGTACACGTCGGTCATTGCGGCCGAGCGGTGTCCCAGCAGCTTCTGGGCATCACGACCTTCGAGTTCATGAAGGCGCGCGGCAAGCGATCGCTGTTCATGGAAGGACGGCGGTTGCCGCCCGAAAGTTATCCCCAGCTTCGCGCCGGCTTTGTCCCGAGCCTCGGCAAATGCGGAGCTCAGCGTATCCAGCACTACCGCTTGACCAGCTTTCGCCCGGCCCGCCGCCTGTGCATGATGCACCAGGTGTTGTGACAGAACGCGATCGCGGCATTGCTTGATGACGGTTGATAGGTCCAACCCGACCGAGTCAAGCCGCAGCTCGGTGCTGATGCGCAGGCGCGCGCCGGTCTTGGACTGCACGACATGCAGGAAGCCGTCGTGCACATCCTTGAACAGCATCGAGGCGATATCGTCCCGGCGCTGGCCGGTCAGCACTGCCAGCTCCATTGCCCTGCGAAGCCATGGCTTCGTCGCCTCAGCGTAAATCGCCTGCCACAGTTCCAGCGTCAGCCGTTCGCGCTTGATGTTCACCCGCGCCGCCTTCGTCACCTCGACCGGGTTGGTGTCTGCCCACCCCCGCGCCTGAGCCTCGGCGAACACGTCTCGCAACAGCGAGCGCATCGCCCTGGCCATTTGCGCCTTTCCTTCTTTAGCCATACCTGTAAGGTAATCGGCCACATCCATCGTGGTGATTTCCTTTATCCCTTTCGAACCGAACTCGGCGTCAAGCCGGTTTATCCGCATGCGCACGTTTTTGTTGCTGCTTGCGGACAGCTTGCGCTCGGCGAACAGCTCGCGGTATTCATCCAGCCATTCCGAGAACAGTTTGCCCGGTGCTGGCGCCGGCGCACTGATGCGCTCGGTCAGCGTTGGCTTGATGGCGTCGGCGTGATTCGCAGCGACCGCCTCACGGATCGCTGATTCTTTGTCCTTGCCCAGACCGAACACGCGACCACTGATCGGGTCGCGGTAGGTGTAATAGGTGACGCCGTTGCGTGCGTCGGTCTTGCGGTAGAGATTCGGGGGAAGATCCTTTGACCCTGTGTTACGCGGCCTGGGCGCCATTGCGTGCTCTCTCTATTCTGCTGATCAGGCTGCCGCCGACAATGCGGATTGGTTGCTGGTCAGGTTCCTGATAGTGGGCGTTGGAGTCTACATAGTAGCTGCGCCCGTGCTTCACCGGTGCTGGCGCGATCCGGCCTTCGCGCGCCCATTTGCGCAACGTGTTGGGGCTGGGCGGCGTCTTGAACTCGGCCGCCGCCCATTCATCCAGGGTGACTTTGCTCATGTGATGCTCCATGCCGCGCGTGGCGGCAGAAGGTGGTGATGGGTTATGCAGGCAGCAAGCCTTTTGCTTCTGCTTCTGCCCGGCACTGCTCGCGAAACTCTCGAGCTTTTTCGATTGCTTGCTGTTTGTTAGCGGCCTTCCAAGTGGGGCCGACTTGGATGAACTTGCCGCGCAGCTTGCCGCACCAGTGTTTGACGAAGTCGCCGTTCTCGATCTGGCAGATGGTGCCGGCGGATGCTTTCGGCGCCGTCGCGTAATCCACCAGCTTCTGGTCGTACGTTAATTCAGGCATGCGAATACCTCGCCCGCCGTACACCGGCAGGCTGTTGAGTTGGGGAGGGGTTATGCGGTGCCGAATAGATCGAGCTGATCAGATTCCTCTTGCAGCTCTTGCTGTCGGGTGACTTCGTGATCGATACGCGCTCGGGCGATCGCCGCGTACTGCTCGTCGATCTCGCACCCAATGAACTGGAAACCTTCTCGCATAGCGGCCTTGCCGGTGCTTCCGCTGCCCATGAATGGATCGAGCGCGACGCCCCCGGTTGGTGTCACCAGGCGCAGCAGGTAGGCCATCAGGTCAGTCGGCTTCACCGTGGGATGGCTGTTGCCGTTGCGAGTACTCCACTCGGCGGTTTGGCAGTCGCGCATGGTTGCGTCCTTTGCAACAGCGGGATCGTTTGAACTGACCAGACCTTCGTTTCGGTCTTTGCGGCTAGTCTTGGCGCAGTAGAAGAACCGAGCAGCACTTCCGCTATCGAGCCGTCGGGCGCCGGGTCTCATGTGGAAACCGACAACGCCGGCGTTTTCGCTGCTGGCGCTGGGTTCGGCTCCGCGGCCGCGCTTCATGTTGCCGTATACGTTCTGGCCGGCGCGCTGGGTGTCGCTAGTGCTGGCAGCAGCGAGCTGTCCAGGTGCATCCGGGAACGCAGCGAGTACTTCGGGGCTCCCGTCATGTATGAGGTTGGCTGGCCATCTTCCGGCTGAATGGCCGCCGCCGATCGGGCCGGGGGCAGATCCGCCAGCGGCGAAGTTGCCACCTTTGATTGCTCCGTTGCTAATGCGCGCCGTGTCGTCTCCAGTGCGTACCCGGCAGCTATCGATATTCAGGGCACCGGTGCCGTACGTGATGACGTTGGCAGAGACCGTGCCCGGAAACGGTTTCCGAGCCACAGTGATTGGCTCAAGCGCCGGCTTCAAAGCTGTACCCCAACCCTCGTGCGAACCGCCGAGATTGTGCGACTTCGGAAAGCCGGAGCCATACACCCACGCAATCATGTCGCGGATCTCGAACCCGGCGTCCTCGATGCGGACCGCCATCCGGTGTTGAGTACGCGTACCCGCGAAAGCCAGCAGGTGCCCGCCGGGCTTGAGCACACGCAAGCACTCTACCCAAACCTCGGTTGCTGGAACGTCGTAGTCCCATTTTTTGCCCATGAACGACAGGCCGTACGGCGGGTCAGTGACGATGCTGTCGACGCTGTTCTGCGGCATTTGCCTCAGCAGCTCCAGGCAATCGCCGACCATGATTTGATACTCACTCATCACCGCGGCCCCTTGTAGCAGTACACGTAGGCGAACCAGGCGAGGGCGATCATGGCGTCACCCGCTTGAACTCAACGACCCAGACCCACGGGTTTGCGTTCCACGAATCGGCGCCGTTCACCGACACCCACAACTCGCGCCAGGCGGCGAACGGGTCAGTCCAGCTTCCCGGCCCCGGTTCGCTTTTGAATGGGTGAAATGCGTACTCGCCGTCGCCCTGGTGAATTCGGTTGATGCCCTCGGCAACGTAACGGCTTTCGAAAGCGGTCTCGCCTTCGCCGGCCCACAACCGCTCAATGCTGACGGCTGTGATCTCCAGTTCGACCCGGCAATCATCCCGATCCATCGTTTCTGCCGGGCGCCACCGGTCTATCAAGTTTCCACAGTCGTCGTAATCGCCGTCGAACTCTGATCGCAGCACGACGTAACCGGGATCGTGGGGCATGCCTCCAGCAATCGCCCAAGCTTCCTGTACCCACAATCTTTCGCCGGCCATGCCGATGGGGCAGTTCGCTGCGAGGCTATGCCCCGGCATTGCGGGTACGCTGGAAATTCCAGCACCCCATCCTGCGCCGTAAACTTTCCAGAAGGCGCCGCCCAGTTCGGGCTGGACCGACATGGTTAGGCGCGTCACCGTCTTCCGGCCGTCCAGAATGGCGCGCACCATCGGCGCCGAGAACAGGATTGGCCGCTCCTTGACCTGGCTCATTGCGTCACCTCTCGCCGTGCCCACTGCACATAGGGACCGTCCTCGGTGTCGCAGATCCCCATCAAGAACCACTCTGGCCCCGGCGATTCAGGCTCCCAACCGTTGCAGTGAGCATCACCATCCTCATACGGGTGGCTATCGAGATCGTCACTTAGGTGCCACCCTTTCAGCTCCAGACCTTGCTCCTTTGTCCAGGCGGTGTATGGCGCAGGATCTTCGCCTTCTCCAAAGCTCGGAATGTTGGGGTGGTACCACCAGCCGTCCGCATCGCGCTTCACTTCGACCGGGCCGAATGGCTTACTGCCGCTGTGCGCCACGCAGGGAGTGACGTAAACCACGTCGGAGTAGTGCCCGCCGCCAGAGCTGAATTCCATCGTGCAGCCGCACTTGGCTGGCGCGCTGTTTACGAACGTAATCTTTTGTTCAGGCATGACTTCGTCCTTGCCGCTATAGCGGCTGACTTTGAAGGGGGAGGGAGTTACGGGTAGTTGGTGCTGATGCGCTGGGCGATTTCTTCGAGCTCACCGGCAATTTCAAACATTTGGTTGTTGTCGCGGCGGGAGACGACCGGGGAGCGTTGAACGTTGCGGTCCATCAGGATCTTCGCTGCCAGCAGGATCAGCCAGGCTTCGAGCTTGCGGCGGACGAAGCGCTTCACGGCTTAACCGTTTCGTCGGGGTCGAACCCGAACCGCCAACAGAGCGCGTGCGCAACGCCGGACCCGCAGCAGAAAGCGTCTTTCATCGCCACCCAGCGCAGCGTGCCGCGCCGGCTTGTGCCGGTCACCATTCGGACGGCTGTATGGAGAAGGTCGTGTTCGGTGAATTCGCAGCCCGACAGGGTGATCACGCGGCTTTCGGCCTGCTGCGCAGTCAGCTCATCAATCCGCTGATCCGCTGCGTTCAGCCGCCGCTGTAGTTCGTTGATCTTCAGCTGTTGAATGTTCCAAGCCAAGGCGGCGTTATCGCATTCTTCCGGATCGATCTGGTCGCAATGGGGGCAGCGCGCGTCTTCATGGTCACCGGTGTCGGCGATCTGCTCACCGCCAAGGCAGTGGAAGCTGGGGTAGACCTCGCCGCATCCCTGGCACTCGACCACGAACGGTCCGCCGGTGTTGTCATGCGTCACGAGGCCCAAGGCTTTGCGCTGGGGCAGTTTGTTGCAATGCGCTTCGCTCATACTGCGCGCTCCGTCAGTTATCAGAATTGGTGTAGGTGCGCCAAGGCACCTTCACGCCGTTTACGAGGAATCCCCAGTCACCGCGCCACTTGCTGGTGATGAAGAGGGTGATGACGCCGCCGGGGGATACCTGGTCGATGCGGTGGTACTCGCCGTGCAGCAGCTCGGCGGTGTCGCCAGTCAATCGCCGGCGGTCCACGTTGGTGTACCAGCCGACTTGCCAAGGGATGCGGCGCTGCTCGATGTACCAGCCGCGCAGAATGATCGTCCGGGCGTTCCAGGGATGATCATGCAGGTCGCGGTCTTCATCCGGCCGCATGATGTGGTGGATTCGGAACGACCACGGGCACCACCACAGCGCTGGCTTGTGCGTTTCGCGGCTGTACGGGTTGAACAGCCACCAGCGGCCCATGTACATCTCCCGGTTGTCGGCGGACATGATGTGCTGGTACGGGGTGAGCTTGGCGCGTGCGATGACCCAGTCGGCGATGGCCGGGCGCGCGAGTACCTTGGCGATGATTCGCCAGAAGAGATTGATCACGGTTGGCGTCCTATGCCGGGGCATGCCCGGGCGGTGGAGGGTGGGTTATGCGGCGAGCCGCTGATAAAGCTCGATGATGTCTGCGGCGTTGGCGGCGACCAGCGCCTCGGCTTCGTCTGGACAGACGCTGTTGCCGATCAGCCGCACCTGGTCAACCTTCTTGATGTCGCGCCATTCTTCGGTGCCGGTTATCGGGTCGACGAACAGCCCGCGATCGATGATGTAGTCCTTGTCAAAGCCCTGAGCGGCCTTCAGTTCTGGCGGCTGCAGCATGCGCAGCGTGATATCGATCAGCACATAGCCGCCAACCATCACCATTTCGGCCGGGTCTTTGAAGTGCTCCGGCAGGTACTGGTGCATGAAGGCTGCGCAGCGCCGGGCTCCATCCATCTGCTCTGGCGTTAGCGTGTCGGGCACCTGAACCGTCTCGACAACCGCGACGCGATCTTTCGTCGGCAGCGTGTGCATCGGCTCGTTGAGCGAGATGCCGTCCTTCTCGTTGCCGTAATACTTCACCAGATATGCGCTCACCAGCCGCTGGTTGGCGCCGGACTGGCAGATGGTCGATATCGGGTCGCAGGCCGATCGGCCGTCGCCTTTGTAGAAGCCGCCATTCGCCTGCTCGAAGAATGCTGTGACGATGCCGTGACGCGCGGCGCCGGCCAGAACTGTCTGCGCTGGGTCGTCAGGTGATCCGCCCGCTGCGTTTTGCCCGAACGCGGTCATGTGTGCTGCTGCCATCGCGAAGTGGCCGCCTTTGACCTGGGCGACCTGAGTGCGCAGCGGCTCCTGCACGTCGAAGTTGCGCTGCGCTGATCCGTTCGCGCATTCGGTGAGGAAGGGCGCCGCAACGGGCTGCACCAGCGCGTGGTGAGTGCCGCCCGCGCTGATCGTGGAAAGCGCTTCGTCGGTACTGTGCGTGCTGGTGTGCGCCGATGAGGTGCCGCGCATTGGAACGATGAAAGGCTTCGCACTGGTCAGGACATGACGCCAGCAGCCCTTGGCCACGCGGCGCATCGTGTTCTCAGCCATCGGTTTGTCGCGGAAGATCGTGCGACCGAGATTGCCCCAGTCGATGCACTCTGCCGCCGAGCGCCACGGCAATTGTTTCGCTGCAGGCCGCTTGTGGCGCTTTGGCTCTGGCCAGACGATCGGCTTCCCGTCGCTGCGCGCCACCAGGTACAGGCGCTTGCGGATGGTCGGGGTGCCGGCATTCGCCGCGATGCGCTCCCGCCATTCGGCGTTGTATCCCAGTCCTCGGACCAGCGCGTCCACCGGCACAAACTCTCCGATCGCCTCGATGATCTCCGGCATGTCTGGATGATCAGCGGGCAGGCCGGTGCTGATCGCGGCAATGAACGCTTTGAAGGTGCGGCCGCGCTCAGACTTGATCGGTTGGCCGTCATTGTCGATCGGGCCCCAGTCGCAGAACTCTTCAACGTTTTCGA